ACGTACCATAAATCTTGAAAATTAGGATCGTCAGTGTAAGAATATACTATCGAAGCTGGGTCTACATAATCAACTGTAATACCTTGAGATAAATCAAAACATGTTTTTACACAAGATATACCTAATACTGTTAAATCATAATTTAATCTTTTTCTAATTAAATCGTATTTGTTTTTATCTAAAACATAATCTATTAATTCTTCTTGAGCTGTTTCTATAGATTGCTTGTAATTTAATTGCATGTGAGCAGGAAGCTCATCAAGTGTTTCAGGCGTGTTATCACCTGTTTGACTCAAAGATATATTTACACCAAATGTTTCTTGTACAGCTGCTATGTATTCTTTTTGCTCTATATCTTGTATTATTCTTTGAGCGTAATCAGTTCTTTTTTGAAGTGACTCAGGATCTTGAGCCATTGTTTTTACTTCGTAATTCCTCTGTGACATACCATTAACCACTATATCAACAAACTTGGATATAATAGGAACTGGTTTCCAGTCTAAATTTAAATAAGATAAATCTCCATTGATTGCTAACTCATCTTTATATTTCTGCACAGGTTGCTCACCTCTAGCGTATAGCTTCAAAGTATGAAACCAGGTATAATTAGTTTGAAACTTGTATCCAGTTCCTCTAAAATTTCTAAACCATTCACCCTCTATAGCTCTACCTACTGCTAACCCATATTCTTGAGTAGCTTTCTCTGCGGCTGGAACTACTTGATCCGGAAAAGTACTATTACTATTAGTGTAAATCTGCATTTATTTATTTATTTTTGATAATGTACCAGAGTTATCGTAAGTTTTAAAATTTAATTTCATATCATTACTTCTTTTAAATGGTACAGGTCTGTACTTATTTTTATTACAAGCCATTATAGCTAAACCAGAACTTATAGAAGCATCATGTTTAGTTCTGTTGTTTATGTTAAATATAGCCCAGTCTTCTAATGTTTTTTGAAAATATACATCTCCAAATCCTGTTTCTAATCTACCGACTTTATCTTCTATATAAGCTTCTATCGCGGCAGCGTGAGCTTGTTTAACATCTTCACTTGAGTTAGGTATTCCACCTATTTCCTTTTCAGTTGTAGATAATTTATTCCAAACTTTATCAGGTCTATTTATTGAAAAACCTCTATAACCTCTTCTTTTAAAATAATATAATAACCTAGGTTTGTTATTTTCACAAAGTATTGGCATGCCATAAAATACGCAAGCCATTAGCACGTCTTCAAAAAATATTTCCGCTGTTTGTGGTCTTGATATATATTCTAAAAAGAAATGATTAGGCGGTGAGTCTTCCATTGAAAACTTTGTTAATCCATGTAGTGCTCCTTTAGAGCCGCGACCATCAACAGTACCGCTAATATCGTAAGAGTCACAGCCGAAAGCTCCAATATGCTCGTTACCTGGGTGTTTAGTTCCATTTTTTAATATTACGTTGTTTTGTAGGTTTTTATCAGGAATCCAAGTTATATTAAATCTACCTTGATTGTTTGGGTTAAATTCAACTTGAGTATCTTTTACTCCATTAATCCATTGAAAATTACCACAACTAACAACTTTGTTTAAATTCATTTCTTGATTATAATCTATTTGCTCATAAATTTTTACAAGATTAAATAAGCTATCTTTAGCTTCATCTCTAAAAGCATGAGCTTCAGATCTTGGAAATTGTCTATAATATTCATTTAAACTATCTTGATCGCTTTTTAATCCATCAACTTCGTTTTCCCAATGTTCGATAACTCCTGTTGTAATTTCAAAACCATCAACTCCTTTGATTGTATTTTTACCTCTAATGAAGACAGGTAGTCCATAAGTATCGATGAATCCTTCGTAGTTCCACTCCATAGGTATGAACAAGCTATAGAGTCCAGAAGACGTTTGTCCGTTTCTATTTCTTTTAGTAACGTCAGAATTGTAGTATAATTTTTTGAAGTTGTCTCCACCTTTATCTAAAGCATTTGATGTTGAGCCCATCATACATTTACCTACGATTTTAGATCCCAGCCTCAATGTAGTTTTTGTAACCCTCCAATTATTTAATATATTATCAGGTCTTTCCCACTTACCACTTTCATCATGAGCTAGTAACTTTAGCTTTTCACCATCATAAGAGTTGTCACCCGTGTTCTTCCAGTCAATAGTTGTGTCTAGTCCTTCTAGTTCTCTAAGTTGTTCATTCGACTCAAGCTTTCTTCTAGTAAGTTTCGATGCTGGAACTCTATAAGCCAGTTCAGTCTTCGGCCGGTCCATACCATCTTGAATAGGTTTAAAGAAGAATGGGTAGTTAACTGATATGGGTACAACTTTATCCGTGAACATTTTTTTGGCATCTGCACCAGACTTGGAAAGTATTCCGAATCTAGCATCTGAAGATATTGTAGCTTGGTTGACAAGTTCTGAGCTTGACATAAAAGAGAATCCAGATCGTCTGTTTTTAAGGTAACACATTCCGTAACATCTTGTGTCGGCTTTGCAAGCTTCCCAAAATATGTAGAATAGTCTATTTGACTCTCTATAGTCAGGTGCTCCAACGTCAATTTTTGACCATTGCAGGTACATGTAATGAGTGCCAGTAATGTAAGTAGCAACACCATTGTTATAAAAGTGAAATCCTTGTTCTCGTCTAGTAAATTCATTATCAATATAATCGTACCACTTTTCTTTAAATTCAGCTGGATATTCCTCCCAGTCAAACCTACTTTTAATCCTACTTAACTCTTTTGGATATTCGGCTTTTTCCCAGTATTGTTCCGCTTTTTCTTTGCTTCGTTTAAACGGTTCATCTGCTGCTGGTAAAGCAATCCTGAGATTTTGTATTTCAATGATTTGTCCAATTTTACCTGTTTTACTTATTACTATAAAATCATAATCAGAGTTATAGCCATACTCCCATTTTTTAAATCTATTGTTTTTAGCTAGTATCTTAGGATTTACAACGTCCTTAATTTCTTTCCAAAGCATTTGCTCGTAACTCACTTACTTCTCCCTTCTGCAAACTTAAATACTCTTTCTTTTTTTTCTTCTTTAGGTTTGCCTTCTAATAAGTTCTTTTCTTCCTCTATCCTGTTTAATATTTCAAAAGCATCAAATATAGCTAACTTTTTTGTAGCAGCAGCGTTTTTTAACCTGTCAGCTGTAACATCTTCACCAGTATCTACTATAGGTTCTTTAGCTACTTTAATTAATTCCTTAACTGCTAATTGCCCAGCTTGGATTATATTCTTTTTCGTTTCCTTGATATTCATGAGTTAAAGCTATATCATTAGATTTCATACAATACAAACGTTCATTACCTATTATAAATTCAAACTCTGAATTTGGCGTGAACGTTATAAGTGCCCCAGGTTTTATTCCTATGGCTTCTAAAGAGCTATTTGAATATTTTAGTATTCCAGTATTAACTTGCTCCTTATTGTTTATTAAAATGTCTTTATTTAAAATTGGCTTTACAAAGCAGTAATCTAAATGGCTTTTGTCATTATATAAATATATTTGACTTGGCGAACAGAAGTATAGATTATCTTTAAAAAAAGTAGCACTATTACGCTCTTTTCCTTTTTGATCATACCATCTTCTAAATACATTATGATGTATATAAACTACGTCTTTAGGTCTTACGCCAGTGTCAAAAGCGGCAGGTGTAGAAACAACAACCGCTTTTTTACTGACAAATCTATGATCTTCAATATTAGTATTAATGATAAGAGTTTTATCATCTACTTTTCTTATATTGTCATACCTTTCATTAAAAGGTTTAACAATAAAATTATATAAAGATCTCATTAATAATTTAAATCGTACTCTACAGAGACAGCCATATTACCATTGAATTTTTTCCAAGGCAATACTTCATTGTTTTTACTTATAAAGATATTATAAGAACTATCTTTATCATCAAACAATATGTCAGTTATAGTATGTCCACCATAAACTTCTTGACCAGTAGAATAGTGCATAGCATCATTCTTGTAATCAGAACCAATACTTATTTTTCTGATTATTTTAGACATTACTTTACTGCTTCTAAAGTTTCTATTGGTGTTACCTCACCAGTTTCTAAGTTAATGTTAACTGATCCGTATTTCTTTTCTAGCTTTGTTTTTTGTTCTTCTAAACCTTCATTTAGCATACCAACTTCATGAAGTAAAGCGTGCTTTTTAGATTCTAAAGATCCAATACTAGTTATTAAGTTATTTAACTTTTGGTGTGGTTCAACTAAACTTTCTAATTCTTTTTTAGTTATTTTTTTTGCTTTTGCCATTTTATTTGATTTTATTTAATTTAATTGTTTGTTTTTGTTTTTGTTTTAATAATATGCTATTATATCTGCAGCAGTAGTTCCACTAGTACCGTCTTTACCGTATATCTTTTTAACAAGTATAGGCATAAAAGTACCAGCAGGTACACCTACAAATTTAACAGCAGCGCTATCCCCTTCTAGTAGTACTTTAACATTACCAGTACTGCCTACATATAAGCAAGCTCCTCTTCTTAACACAGCAACTTCATCAGCTGCAGGTGCAGGTAGCACATCTTGAGCTACGTCGTTTTTACCAGTTCCACTTGCTATTGTTATAATATTAGCAGAGTGTGCAAATCGTCTTGGCTCAGCTGCCATGTTACCTTCTAATCCAGCAATATCTATTTCTATTGATCCAGCCATTTTTATTTATTTATTTTTGTTATTTTTTCAGCACCACGACTTCCGAAGTATGCTACGTAAACTGTTACCAGTAATGTTTTTAATAAGTTTATCCATGACTCATCTACGTCAAATTGTAAATGAAATGAATCTACAGCCATCATGAATATTGATGATACTGTTAAAAATACTAAAGCTAAAGGTCTTGTATTTTTACTAAGCCAAGAGTCTGACTTCATATCAGCTCTCCACCTACTAGATACCTCTTTTAACTCTTGCATGTCTTGACTTATAAGCATCATAGCTTGCTCTTTGTCAACCGCCTTAATCTTATTATCACTTGATATAATATTTTTTACAACACCTAGTGTTCCTTGATTAGGCAATACGTCGCCTATTGCATCTAATACCTTAGGTGCTTTAGCAGCTAAAAAAGCTCCTATTTTAGTTTCTTTAAATGTTTTTTTAGACATTACTTAGCTTGTTTTTTAGAAAATCTCTATTTTTTGAAGCAGCAGTAGATTTTCCAGCTGTAGCTCTTTGTTGTTGCTTTCTTTTTCCTAACAAGCTAGTTGTAAT